ATGCAGTCAAACAAAATCATTTGGAAACTATTGCTATGATAGCAACTGAATATGAGTGGGAACAAAATGCTAAATGATTTTTGTAAAAAGCTAGAAATATTTCTAGTCTGGTTGGTGCTACCTGCTGTTGTGGTATGCAGTATAATATTAATGTTAGAACTTGTAGCGAGGATACTACTATGAAAGTAAATGCAAATAAAATAAATCAACTGCTTGATGAGATTGATATACTTGAAAAAGATGTTAAGAAATACAAAGACTTATATAAACAAAATGATATATTTATGAAATTCGTTACTGACTATGCAATAGCTCAAAAGAAATTGCATAGATACAATCATGATCATTGTGTTAAACAAGTCATTGATTCAATACCTCATGATGAATTACCTAATGTATCAGCAGCATTTGAAGCAAGGCTAAAAGAAAGATGTAAAGATAAAGAGCCTGGAACATTTGAATTAATAATGCAATCTTTAAACGTAGACTCATCCATAAAAGGATAGGAGAAAATATGAAAGGTACAGGTCCAATACGCAAAGTAAATAAATATGAATTAGTAAAAACATATTTACTAGATCATAAAAAAATTACTAGTTGGGAAGCGATAGAAAAATTTAGAGCAACCAGACTATCAGATATTATTTGGAAGTTAAGATGTAAAGGTTACTCTATCGCTAGTGAATGGGTAACTAATGAAGATGGTATACGGTATACAGTTTATCATTTGATATGGAGTGCAGAAGATGAGTAAAGAAAGAATAATGGAAAAAGTAGCAGAGCTTGAAGTATCTCAATCAGTTGCAGAGTTTCGTAACTGGTGTGTAGATAATGGTTTCATGTTCTACAAAGATATTGACAATGCAATTCTTGTTCAAGCTATGGAATGTGTACAAGATGAAGATCAATTTATGAGGGATACAGAAGATGAAAGATAACATAGGTTTTTATTTGATAATAATAATGTTAGTCATTTGTTGGGCTGTAGTTTTATCGCAATGACATACAAAGAATTGGTATTCGCTCTTATAACCAAAAGAAAAAAATATAGAGTAGACACAATGGCAGTATCACAAATGATTGGTGTAGCTGATAGTTCAGTAGGAGATTGGGAACGCTTAAAGAAATGTCCTAATGGTATGAATCTATTAGCGTGGGCTAACGCATTAGAGGTAGACATTGTAATTAAAGATTATGAAACCGAATGTCCAGTAGACTTTGAAGCATCAGCAGATGTGATTGCCTGGACTCAACAACAGGATATAGATTATGACAGAGAAAAAGAAAAGTTCATCGACTACTACACAGCAAAAGGTCGAACAGCAAACAACTGGGAAAGCATGTTCAAACTTTGGGTACGAAGGTCAGTCGAGTTTAGAGCCGAGTCAGATCGAACACGTGCGACATATGATAAGACATCTCCCTCCTTTGTTCGTGAGCGCCGTAGACGAATCCTTGATATGTCAAATGTATCGAGTAAATTTCTTGAAAGAAAAAGTAAAGACAAGTGATTTAATTGCTGCATCAACCAGATGTAAAGAACTATTAGAACCATGTAGAATATCAGATGTACAGGTTATGCTTGAAACTATATGCTCTACTTTTAGTTGCTCAGCACCAGAAGAGCTAGGCCTTAAAACATATTGGGAGTTACTCAAGAAATATCCAGGCGGATTATTTCCTTATGTAACTCTACACATATGTGCAACCTACAAGTATCCTAGATTGCCATTGCCTACTGAGTTTATTACTTACCTTGATAATGAGTTAGAAAAGTGTCAGCGATTTGTCCACGACCTTGATAATTCAGCAGCTTGGGCTTTACAATTAGAACAAACATCATATAAAATACCATCATGAGTGTAGTCAAATATATAGATATAGACCGACATAAAGGTTTGGGTGGATCAGATTCACATGCATTAATGCAAACGAATGTTGCGCCAATCCATGAGCTATGGGAGTTAAAGACTCAACGTAAGCCTGGACCAGACCTATCAAATGTATTGCCAGTACAAATAGGTACATTAACTGAGGAGTTTAATCTCAAGTGGTTTACCAAACAAACTGGTATTTACACCGAGACTTATCCTATGGAATTTATTATGGAAGAGTTTCGTATGGCACACTTTGATGGCTGGTGTCCGACTGAACGAGCTATCATAGAGTGTAAGCACACTAACCATTACAATAAGTTAGAGAATGTAAAGGCTAGATACTATGCACAGATCCAACACTACTTGATGTTAGCAAAGCTAGATGTTTGCTATTTATCTGTATTGTTTGGTAATGCAAGGTGGGAGTACTGTGCTATCCCATCACATAAAGAGTACCAAGATATCCTGTATGACAGGCAAGAAAAGTTTTGGGATATGGTGGTAAAAGACAAAGAACCAACAGCAGATAATACTGCATGGAGATTATATGAGTAAGATGAATATACCTGATGAAGCAATCAAGATATTTAAAGAGTTAAACATAAATGGTAATGAGGCCACATGGGATTGTCATGGTACACCTGTTGTGTTGCACAAGTACATAGAAATTATTGGAGCTAAACTTAATGTTAGCATAGATAGTTTAGATGTAGTTGAAGCCAATGCAGAGAAAGGTATTGTGAGCATGAAGTGTGTAGCTTCTATTAAAGATAGACAAGTTATATCCTATGGTGAGTGTAGTCCTAAGAATAACAAGAACGCCTATCCATATGCAATGGCAGAGAAGAGAGCAGTCGATAGATGTATCTTGAAACTTGCTAACTTACATGGCTTTGTATATTCAGAGAATGAGATAGATGACAACGCACCATCAAGTAAGCCTCAGACAGCAGAAAAAAAAATAATTTCTGCTGAACCTACAGTACAAAAGTTTATTGATGAAATGAGTCATAAGCAATCATACACAGAGTTTAATACTACAGTTAAGAAGTATCAAGGAGCTATGGTCATAGCTAAGAAAGAAAACCCTGCGCTGTATGAAGAAGCTAAAACTAAATATGAATTAATTAAATCAAATCACACAAGGAGCATAGGATAATGTATAACAAAATAACTTTAATAGGTAGACTAGGCAGAGATGCTGAGACTATGGAATCTAAAAATGGTAATAAGTATTGGAGATTTAGTATTGCTACTAATGAATGGATCTCTTCAAAGAATGAAGAAGAAACAACCTGGCATAACGTTACTTGCTTTAATGACTATGTTGGTAAACAACTAGAAGAAAAAGGTAAAGCAGGTACATTAGTTTATGTAGAAGGTAAGCAACAGTACAGTACTTATATGAATAAGAATGGTGAAGAAGTTACAACAGGTAATGTAGTTATGGATAGATTTGGATCTGTTTGTAAGATAATGGAGAAGTCAGCACCAAAAACTAATGGTAATGTTAAAGCTAATGATGATGACTTTGGTGATGAAGTACCATTCTAGGAGGAAAATATGCAAAGTTTATTTGAAGAAGATAAAGAGTATATAGAAAATCTTAAATATATAAATGACAAAAAAGAGTATTGGATTAATTATTTTAATGCTCGACTTGCTAAAACTACTGATCCTGTAAAACAACATAAGATATTAGAATTGTTAAAGGAGTATAAATGAAAGTAAAAGCAAGACAAAGAGATGTGTATTATTTTATAAAGCATTTTATTGCTGCATACAAAACATCACCAACCTATAAAGAAATATGTGCAGGGTGTAGGATAAAAAGTAAAAGCCATGCATATGGTTTAGTTAGTCATTTGATTGATGAAGGTTACATTGAGAAGAACAAGGATGTTAATCTCAATCGTCAGTTGAAGTTAACTAAAAAAAGGTATAGGATTATGATATAAACTTCCTCGAGTTTATCATGTGCTAGGTTTCTTTTTTACTTTTCATTGCCTAGCTTCCTAAACTTCCCCCTTTACAGGGGGTTTTTTTTGCATATCTATTTAAACCTACGTAAAGGTATCATATTTAAACGATAGTATTTTATGTATACAATCGGGTTAGGTAGTATTAAACAAAGGAAATATGATAGGTTTACGTGCGTTGTTTTTTAGTTATTTGTTCTAATTCTAGTCGAATGGTTTCCATTCATCTAATTGTTTCTGGAATTGAGGATCATAGGTAGGGTTTAGATTTTTTTGCTGGTAAATTTTACCTACAAAAATAATGATAAAAAAAATAAATGCAATTATTAATACATCTTTCATTAGTGCTGTTTCTTTTTACTAATAATTGGATAGTCTACAAAATCAAATTCAGTTACATCAATGACACACTCTTTTAAAATTAAACTAAATCCACCCATAGTACCATCTGACATAATAGAATCTACTAACTTAATATATTTGTTATCTTCAATAACAAGCCAACCAACAGTACATACTTCTGGAGCTTCTCGTTTCTGTATATCAGGAAGATCCATCCATCCTGAGTCGCCTTCGTGATCTCTCCATTTTACAATAACCATTTTATATTTATCCTCTATTGTCTTAACCATTTTAGATAATCTGCTCCAGCTTGTACATCCCAAAATATCTTTATAAAATCTCCATGCTTTTCATCTAGTTTAGTATTAATTACTGCAACAGCGCAAGGAGACATCATCTTATTTGGTAAATTTAATTGTTTGGCATAGTCATCATACTTCTTATAACTGCCTATCTGTAAACAATGCATTACTATTCCCTCATTAGCATCTTTGACTGGCATATATCCGCTAATATGTTTATGGCCACAGCATAGTAGATGATCTCTAGCGTGAAAGATAGCGTGTTTAACTACACTATGCGCTGTATTATAAATACTATTGCCTTGAAAGTTATGAGCAAAGTTACATCTGATCTTATGTCCAGGCAATATTAATCTTACTCGTTGAGAATAATTAGCATAGGTTGTTTTAAGTGGGCGCATAATCCATTTCAATGGATCACCTGTACCACTCCACATATCGTGATTACCTGCTACTATCAATATCCAGTTTGTTGCGTGGCATAACCATTCAGTAAGTTGCCAGGCTTGTTCATCAGTCGTTGATTGTTTAGCCCATAGTCCTTCTAGTTTTGTTCTTCTAGCCCAGTTGTTTTGTATGTCTCCAATATTAATTGAATATAAACCTTCTGTGCTATTAACAATATCAATATGTTCTAATATAGATTGCCAGTCGCACCCATCATCATCAACGTGTGGATCGCCCATAATAAATAAACCTATTGGTTTATCATCTTTAATTTTAATATCTAAAAATTCTTCATTGTTTTCTCTACGTTCTCTACGTTTAAATACTTCTAATCGCTGTTGTATTAATTCTTCTGTTGTAAACTCTGCTTCTGAATGGATACTACCTAGCTCAAACTGGGTAGACACAATAGGATTAGTAGTTTTTTTTCCACAAGATTTACACTTGTATCTTTGTGGTCTACCATCACTAGCTTTGCCATCAGTACCAGCTTT